TGTACTACCTGCGTGAGCGTACTGGTAAGTCTGCTCGTATTAAAGAGCGTCTTAACTAAGGTATCGCTAACGCGACATCTAAAAGTTAATAGCAAACAAGGGGTTGGCATCTGCCAGCCCCTTTTTTTATGCCCTTGTCCACGGATTGGCTACGCAGATTTTTTTTGGTCAGTTGTAGGCATTAAAAAATCCACCGAAGCGGGTTAGAGCCAGAGTTGGCCTTGGGACGTTTTGGGGCCTCCACGGGCAGGGTGGGGCGGTACGGGATTTACTCTGCCTGGGCACATGATTATATCGGTTACAGTTTCTAAGGATTTGAAGGTACACCCACAGTTTATGTTCTGGCATTGATTGTATCGTTCTTTTGTATTCTCAGAGAGCACAACACTGCTGCGAGTGTGTGCAGCGTGAGAGCACTTTGGACAATTCATCATTTAGGATTCGCCCTGTTGATTATTTAACTTGATCATACCTATTGATTATCCAAAAGGATAATAAATATTACTATTGTAAGCTTGAGTCCTCGATTTTAACCTCAAGTTCGATATTAGTTGTATACCCGCTGTCCGCGCTCAGGCTGTGCGTCAGGGTTGTAATGATCCATTCTGCGGCATCTATCTGTTGTTTAAAGCCACTGACCTTAACCGGCATTTCTGTATAAAGCTCAGCGCGCCCCTTTGCCAGCTGGATTGAGAACGTTGCCACACCACGCTGCAAGCGTTCCCACTGCATTTTGGCCGCCCGTTCAGCGTTGCCCCGGTTCGCGTAAGTGCGGCTAAGTACCAGCACGTTCTCGTCCGTGCCGATCAGGTAATCGCCCTGTTTTGCCTCCGGCTCCTTTTTCTTCTTCGCCGTGGTTTTACGTCGCCTGCGCTTCACCTTCGCCACCGGCTTCTTTGTCGGTTCGCGGGTGTGCAGCCAGCTGGCAATAACGCCGGTGTAGGCGTCCCGGTCCGCCAGGGTGAAGCGGTGGCCGTCTCCGTCCCTGCGCTGAAGGGCGATAACCGGCAGCGCTCTGCCGCTTGCCGTCTTTCCCTGGCCCTGCCGGATAAATAGCAGATTACCGTCCTTAATGCAGGCAACCGCTCCGCACTGTTTAGCCAGGCGCATCATAAAGCTGGCGTCTGATTCGTTGGTCTGATCGAGGTGGTCAATATCCATCTTTGCCATATCCTCACCCATCGCCATTTTCAGCTTATGCCGCCCGGCCACCTCACGGACAATTTCGCCCACGCTGGTTTTGTGCCAGGACTTTTCACGCTTCGTGTTCAGCGTCTGCCTGAAGTCCGCGCTGCGCGCCCGCAGCGTCAGGCGGTCCGGCGTGCCGCTGTGTTCGATTTCGTCAACGGTATAGTTGCCTTTCGGGAAAAGCGGCGCATCCTGCCAGCCCAGCGACAGGGAAAGCACCACACCACGGCGCGGCAGCTGCAGCTGGCCGTCCGCGTCGTCCAGCTCGATGTCCAGTTGGTCCGCTTCAAAGCCCCGGTTGTCGGTAAGCGTCAGGCTCAGCAGGCGCTTTTCCAGCTTCTGCGTGATGTCTGCGCCGTCCATCGTCAGCCGGAACGCCGGTGAGTTCTGCTGGCCGTTAATCCACGGGGTTGTCATCATGAGAATAACCCTCCCGCTGCTGCACTGACCTTACCGGCTGCGGTAACTGCTGCGCCCTGCATGGCAGACAGCTGATCGCTGAGGCTGCCGAACATTTCCCCCAGTGATTCATCGGTGCGCTTCAGCGTCAGCGTGAATTCAATGCGGCGGCACACGCCGCTGCTGAAGAACTCCGCTTTGGTCTGACTCAGGCTTTCAATCACGAACATGCCATAAATCGTCCCGCTGCCCTCAATAAGCGGCCACGCGCGGCCCAGCTCTGCAATCTGCTCCAGCGCAAACAGCGACAGCCTGCCGCCGGTAATCTCCGGCAGTAGCACGCCGGAAAGTGTCAGCGTGTCGTTGTCCGGGCCTAAGAACTGCAGCGACGGCCTCACGCCTACGCGGCTGTTCGACGGGAAACGCCAGCTGCGCTGATACTGCAGTTCCTGATAGGGCACCGTCCTCAGCATGAAAACAAATAAGCCCAGCGTCATCATCATTCCTCAAATCCTCCCCTGTCCCGGTAACTGCTGCGGGCACGGGCCTGCGCCTGCCGCTCTTTTGCCTCTATCCTGCGCATCACCTCATCAACCAGATCCTGCTGGCTCTGTCCCGGCTGCTGCACAATGGTGAAGGAGGCGTGAATCTGCGGCGCAGCCCCCTGTGTAGCACTGCCACTCATACGCGGTGCTTCCTGCCGGTACGCCTGAACCGGCAGGCTGAGCGGGTGCAGCGGCTTCGCCTCCGCTGTCGCTCCGGCACCGCCCAGCGTCAGCGCCGCCAGTGCTGCCAGCCGTGCGGTGCTCCGGCGGCTGGTCACGTTTGCAGGACCGCTGACCAGCTCCGGCCCGTTCTCACCGGCCACGCCGAACTGCCCGGACGGGATGAAACCGCCGCTGTCGTACATGCCCGCAAACCCGGGGAACCCGCCCTGCGGCAGGGATACACCGCCACCCGTTTTTGCAGTTGCCGGGCGCGGCAACTGCGGCCCGCCGGTCTTATCACCGCCCGGCTTAAGAAAGTCCGGCAGGTAGTCGGTCAGTGACGACAACTTGTTTTTAATGGCGTCCCACTTCTGGCTGATACCCGCCATCAGTCCGTCAATCATCTGTGAACCGGCCTCCTGAAACCGCGCGGGCAGGGCCTTCGCGTCGGCGACAATCTCACCCCACTTAGTGCTGATGTAGGTGCGGATCGCACTCCAGACGCTACTGACCTTTGTGCTGATAGCGTCCCAGATGGCGGCAAGCTTTGGCCCCAGCGTGTCCCAGTTCTGCCAGATAAGAAGCGCTCCGGCGGCAATCAGCCCGATAACGGCCAAAATCGGGTTTGCCATCATCAGCCGCCCCAGCCACAGCACGCCGTTCCCCACGATGCCGATAGCGCTTTTTATTAATCCAAACGCGCTGAATGCTTTTATTCCCAGCACATTAAAGCTGAGCCGAAGCAGCGCCATCGGCCCAAGCACCGCCGCCAGGCCAATCATAAGCGTGCCCAGCGCAATCACCACCACCGATATAACCGCCGCGGCCTTCACAATCGTGCCCGCCAGCTCCTTGTTGTTTTCAACCCAGCGGCGGGTCACGCCGGTGACTTTCTTCACCATATTCATGATGTCCATCAGCGGCGTGCGCAGTGAATCACCCAGGCCGCTCATGGTGTTTGACACGCCGGTTTTAGTCAGCATCCACTGTGCGGAAAGTGAATCCTTGTTAATGACAGATTCTTTCTGCATCGAACCCTTTGCAGCATCCCCCTGTGTCAGCGCCAGCTGCCTGCGCAGCTCCGGCATGTTATTGACAAGCTTTGCCGCTGCAGGGCCGAACTCCTTGCCAAAGAGCATCGTCAGCGCGGGCACTCTCTTGCTATCCGGCAGTTTTTTAACCTTTTCCAGAACGCGCATGATGGTGCCCATCGCATCCGTGGTCATCTGCTTTTCAATCTTTGCCGGGTCCAGTTTCAGCAGGTCCATGCCGTCCATAAACCGGTTACTCTGCATCGTGGCTATAGACAGTTCGCGCACCATTGCATTAGCGGAACTGGCCGCAATCTCAGAGGTGGCACCCAGCGTCAGGAATGTTGAACCCAGTGCCGCCACCTGTCGGAAGTTCATCCTGTCGGCCACGCCACCCATGCGCTGCAGCACATCGATGATGTCTGAACCTTTGGACATGGCGTTATCGTCGAGGTAGTTCAGCGCATCGCCCAGCTGCTCGATGTTGCGCGTGGGAATTTTGTACAGCTGCGCAATCTTGCCCAGCCCTTCGGCCAGCTCACCGGCGGGTAGCTCAAACGCCGTTGACGCCTTCGCCGCCGTGGTGGCAAAGGCCATCAGGTCGCGTTTCTGGTCCTCATAGGAATCGTTCTGGTTTGTTACCCCCATGCGCGCGCCGCCCTCAACCAGCGCGGCGTAGTCAATCGCGCCGTTTTCCATCGGCAGCTGCTCACTGGCGCCCTTGATGGCGGCCTGCATGTCATAGAACTGCTTCGTGCGGTTGCCTTTGTCGTCACGCAGCCCGTTAACCTGCTTTGCCACACCCTTCATAGCGTCTTCCATTGCTGCTGATGCATGTACGGTAGCAGCAACAGGCGCAACCATCGCCAGCCCGGCTGCAGATGTAGCCGCACCGGCACCGGCCACGCGATCGCGCACCTCAAGCGAGCGTGAATAGCGCTCACGTACCGTGCTCAGCTTTGCCTGCCGTTCTCCCAGCTTTTTAAGCGACAGCTGCTGACGGTCAATGGCGGCGCGCGCCTCGTCCGACTGACTTTTAAGCTCGCGTTGTGCCTGGCTCAGTTTCTTCGTGTCGATACCAGCAGCGCCCAGCGCCTCACGCTGACGCTGCACCGACAGGCGCAGCCCGTTGTAAGTCTGCTGCAGCTGGCTGGCGCGGTTTTTTGCCTGCTCCAGCACACGGGCCTGTGCAGCGGTGGGCTTGTTTGTTTCCGTAAACTGCACGGCCAGCCGCGCCGCTTCTTCACGTGCGGCCTTCAGGTTATTTGCGGTGATTGCAAGCTGTGAGCGGGTTTTACGGAAGCCGTCAATGCGCCCGGCCTGTGCGTCCAGTGCCTTGAGGGTATTGCGCGTGTCGCGCAGTGTGCCAGCCAGCTCTCGCGTGCTGTCGCGGGCACTGCGGAAGGGGCGCGTCAGCTTATCGACCGCGCCCAGCACGACCTGCAGACGCAGATTTTTATCACTCATCGCTGGCCCCGTGTCGCAGGATTGCTTTGTGCCGCCACTCCAGCACCTCGGTCAGCGTCATGGATTCGGTAACAGAGGGCGGCCAGTGAAAGACGGTGGCGATGTCTGCCACCAGATCATCTACCGTCAGGCCGTCGCTAAATCCGACAGGACCGACTTCTTCAGCAAAAAAGTGACCACCTCTACCGACAGGCTCACCAGATCGGCGGGGTCCATTTCGTTGATTTCCTGCGTGGTCAGGGCAGGGGTGGTGATACGCGGCAGCACGGTGATCAGTGCGTTCACGTCCATGTCCAGCAGCGCCTGCAGGCGGGTGCCGCGCAGCGCACCGGACTGCGGCTTGCGCACGGTGATGGAGGTGATTTCTGTTTTGCCGCGCAGGATTGGGGTGTCCAGCTCAACGGCTTTTTCATTTGTAGCGGTTTTATCAGTCATGATGCTTTTCCGTTAAAAAGAGAGATAAGCGGCAGGCTCAGCGCCTGCCGGGGTGATTAGAGGCCGAGCGCATTGCGGTGCGCTTCCATCAGGTCGGTACCGCCCACGATTTCGACCATGTTCACCAGATCGCACTCGTAGAGCACTTCACCGTTGATGGTCAGCTTTGCGTAACTATTGGTGCCGGACACTTTGGTGGTGCTGGATTCACCGGTTTTCCATTCGCCGGAATCCAGCTCCTTATAACGTCCGCGCGTGACCAGCTCGACCGCCTGCACTTCGCCGGTATCGTCGCGCTGAATTGAGCCGGTAAAGCGCAGCTGAATGCCGTCCACGGTGGTGGTTCCCATCTGCTTAAACAGCTGCGATTCAGTGCCACCAATGGTGAATTCCGTGTCCAGCGCGCCATCATCCAGGCCCATGTCAATGTCCACAGCACCGGCCATGCCGCCGCCGCGATACTTCTCAAACTTGCGGGTGAATTTCGGCAGCGTCACGGACTCAACCAGCCCCTGCCAGTTGTTGCCTGCGTTGAACAGGTTCAGATGCTTGAGTTTGCGGGGTAATGCCATCTTTCCGTCTCCTTATGCGCTGACGCGGCTGCTGAAATCGACCAGGTACTGGTCAGTGATGCGCTGGCGCAGCAGCAGGTTTTCCAGCGGCGGCACAGGCGTGTAGTCGTAATCAATCAGCAGTTTGCCCGCCTTGAGCGTGTCCTTGTCGTTCACGCTCTCGTCCAGCCAGCAGTCCGCGCCAATCAGGTAGCCCTGATTCACCAGGCTGCGCAGCTTCGCGCGGATGCTCTCGATGATGTCGCGAGCCAGCGACGGGTTCAGCGCACCGTCAACGGACCACATCTGCGCTTCTGCCATGGTGTCCATGAGCACCTGCGCCGTGCGGGTGTAACACTCAAACTGAAAGAGCGCGTCATCACTAAGGCAGCGGGAACCCCAGAAGCGGAAGCCGTCTTTACGGATCAGCGTGGTCACGTCATTCTGGTTCAGCAGGCCCGCATCAGTGGCCGGATCCTGCAGGTCCCAGAAAACGTCTTTTGAAATGCCGGTGACGCCGTTCACGCCGACGTTTGACAGGGACTTATGCCAGCCGGTCTGCTCGTCAATTTTGGCGCGCAGCCCCAGCGCGCGCGCGGTGGCGTAAGCCGTCGCGTCCGCCTTCAGCACGGTGTCAAAGCTGATGAAGTCAGGCCAGATCAGCATCCCTTCCCGCTGGCTGAAGTTGCTGCGATAAGCAATCGCTTCCTCAACGCTTTTGCAGCCATACGCTGACAGGTAGGCAAAGCCGCGCAGGCTCTGCGCCACACTCAGCAATTCGGTTGCTACAGCTTTTGTGTCGTGGCCCGGCACGCCCAGAATGCGAGGTTTGACGCCGCAGACTGACTGCGCGGCCAGCAGCGCCTTCATGCCGGTGCGCTGGCCGTCAGTCACGCCGCCGATGATGTTGGCGGTGGTTTCTGCTTCGGTTTCGCCCTGCGGCACTCGCACAACGACGGTTACAGGCTTTGACTGATCGGCAATAGCATCCAGAGAGCGGGCCAGCGTGCCGGATTCCCCGGCCTTGCCGCTGGCGGTGAGTACGTCGCTTAACAGCACCGGGCGGTTGAGCGGGAAGGTGGCCGCGTCGGCATCGTCGCCGGTGCAGACCAGCCCGACAATCGCGGTGCTGACGGTGGTGATGGTTCGCGTGCCCTCGTTGATTTCCTCAACGCGCACGCCGTGGTGATAATCCTGTGCCATGTGGCGGTTCTCCTGTAAAGGGGTTCCTCTATGGTGAAAGGTCGCGGGCGCGGGCGCACCCTGATGGCGTTGTGTGGAAAATAGCACAATGAAAAAGGCCCGTTGCGGGCCTGATGTTTACTGCGGTTTTGCGGGCCAGCTGATATCCGGCGCCGCTGACGTGTCCACCCGGTTCAGCATAACCCGGTAAGTTTTCCACGCTTTAAGCTGGGCGGTTTCCTCATCGGTCGCGATCCCCAGCTCCTGCGCGTCATTAAGTGGCCGGATTTTGCCATCTGCAATCTGCATCAGCGCACTGGCCTGAGACTGCGCCTGTTCTATCGCTTCCTGTCCAGTAGGCGGCGGAATATCAGCCCAGGCAGGAAGCCCATCCGGTCCGGCTACCCGGTTTTTCCCTTCCGGCGGCACTCTGCTGTATTCGTCAAACGTTTCTGCGCTGACCTTTACGGCGTCTTCCGGCCAGTCGCTGTAGCTGGTCCTTAGACTGTTGGCATAAAAAGCATTATTTTTAGAACTGTAGCTGTACGTTTCCATTATTCCCCCACGGCAATCCAGTCAAAATAAAATGGCAAATTCACCGATGGGCGCTTGATGGTCGCGCCTGTTGCATTTCTGCCGGTGTGCCCGTAAGTGACTCCGCCGTCACCCTGCCATGCGGTCAGAACTAATCCTGCGCACCCCTTCGGAAAAGCTATTGGAAAATTAAGCTTGAATGACGTCGATGCAGTGTCGGCTGATGAATAACTGCCAGCCTGGACTATCAGCGACGTCCCGCCAGCGAGAGGAATTTTAGCCCAGCCGTTGGTCAGCAGCCCGCCTGTGAATGCGCTGATGTCAGGTATCTGGTTTGCGCCGGTTCCCACATCACGCTGCGCCGCCGCTTTCAGACCGAGGTTGGCGAGAACCTTTGTAATCAGCCCGGCGTCTTTAATTTCTTTCAGAGCATTTGCGGCCTGAAGATACTGCTTATGCGGATTTTCGGCTGCCAGATGGTCTGCAAGTAATTTATCAGCGTACTGGCTGACCGTCAGGATACTGTCATCAACATACTTGCGCGTTGCCAGCACCACTGATGGGTCAATCTTCAGGGTAATAGCGTCGGTGCTGTTAATTATCAGCATCATGCGCACGGTCTGCGTGCGGCCACTGCCTTCCTGCAATGCGGGCTTATAGGTTTCCGGCGTATTGCAGACCGCTATCAACGTGCCGTCGGCATCAAAGAGTCCCATTTCTCTGATCCAGAATCCGCCCGACGTTTCGGGGATCACCTGTTCGGCAATCATCTGGCTGGCGTTGGACGGGTCAATGCTCAGCGTATTGATGGCGGCGCGGCGCACCTCGTTAACCAGCTTCGCCTGGCTGGCGTTCGGTGTCGGCAAGGTGCCGCCGCCGTCGCCCACGGCCATCTGCGTGATATTCAGTTTTGTACCGAGTGCAGCGGCGTTGGCAATCTTCGACGCGCCCAAGTTGGTTACGATTGCATAGTATTTTTGTGTCATGGTCCCACTTCCATCAGGTCAATAACGTGAACCGCCGCGCCGCCATAAACAGCGCCGCTGACGGAAATAATTTCCGGGGTATACGGATAAACGGTCAGGTCATCACCGTCATAGCTGGCCGCCGCTATAAGCGTTTCACCGCTGACCTGTAGGTTTATCGACATTCCCAGCAGGTGACGGCTGCAGGGTTTTGCATCGCTGATCAGCCGCTCAAGTTCCTGATAGGTTTCTTCGGTTATGCCCTGGTCCTGCACGCCGATGTCCAGCCGGAACGTGCCGGGTGCTTCACCATTTTTCCACCACTCAACAACCCGGATCAGGAAGCCGAACGGCTCCACCACGCGACGGATGGCGCTGATAGTGCCCTTATGCTGATGGATGTAAAACGCATCGCTCACCACCTGCCGCTTGACGCTCTCCGCCCAGCTTTCGTCCCAGCGATCCACTGAAAACGCCCAGGCCAGATAAGGCAGAAAACTCACCGGACAGGTGGCCGGGTTCCACAGGTCGCGCAGCGGCACGTTCAGCCCGGAAATACCGCTACACGCCTGCGCTAAACGGCGCTCCAGCGCAGACGAACCGGGTGGCATCAGGCTGCTGTTGCTCATGTCACCCCCTGATCGCCCGCCACGGACACATCCGTGCCGGTGCAGTAACCCGCCTGCGTGCGGTCCATTATGATGTCCGCCGCCGGTTCGGTGATTTCCACCCAGTCCACACCGGCCACGCGCATCACCGCCCCGTAGGACTCTCGCCGCACGCTGCGCCCCAGCTTTTTCTGCTCGGTAAGGTAACTCGCCAGCCTTGCGTTCGCCGCCTCAAGGCAGGGGCCAGCGGCCACGCCGTCGAACAGGTGCAGCCTGGCCTTCACGCTGTAACTGCGGATGGCCGCGCCCTGAACCGTCACGCGGTCGGCTACCGGGCGCACACTGTCGGCGCTCAGCGCGGTGTTCACTGTAGTCAGCAAATCCTCCGACGCCGTACCGTCACCTTCACGGCTCAGGACGGTGATCAGCACCGTCGCCGGTGACGGGCTGATCGCGGACACGTCCTGAACCCTGCCATCAGCGCTTTTTGCGTGAAACTCATATGCGCCCGTCGGTCCGGCCACGCTCAGCCCCTCAAACGCCTCCGGCACGCGCACGCGCAGCGCGTCGTCCGACTCCATCACCGCATCCACCGGCGGAACGGCGTCAGGATTCGCAGGCGTAATGGTCAGCCGCTTCACGTTATTGCGGGCGGCCTGCTGGTCCAGATCGCTGCCGATGGCGTAGGCCACCATTACCGCCTGCGCCGCCTCATTGATGCGCTGACGCAACAGGATTTCGCGGTAGGTGTTTTCCTGCAGGCTTTTCACAATCGGCTCAGACTCCAGCGCCAGCACGCGGCGCATAGCGGCCTGTTCATCCGCCGGATAAAGTGCAACCAGCGCCTCTTTGCGCTCAGCCAGCAGCGATTCAAAGTCCGGCATCTCAATAATCTGCGGTGCGGGCAGCTGGGACAGGTCAATTACCGCCACTTTTCACCCCCATTGGTACAGACATAGCAACCGGCGAACCGTCATCCCGCTGGCCGGTCAGCTCAACCACCATAGAGCCGTCAAAGTCGCTGGTAAGGTTTACGGTGCTCAGCCTCACGCGAGGTTCCCAGCGGCTGATGGCGACATACACCGCCGCCATGACCTGCAGGCGGATCACGTCGTTCTGTGGCTGGTCAATCAGCACCGACAGCAGCGAACCGTAATCACGCCGGGCAATGCGGCTGCCTTCCGGGGTGATCAGGATGTCGCGCACGCTCTGCCGGATGTGATCGATATCGGTAATGGCTTTGCCGTTATCACGATTCATGCCGAGATACATCACTGCGGGCCTCCTGACATATCGCCGCCACTCTTTACTTTGTTGTGTAAATGCTTATCAGCAATTACACCGTTAGAACTCATTGAACCGCCGCCGTGGGTCACATCACCGTTCATCGTGGTGTCACCGTTAATCCGTGTCTGGCTGGCCTCTATCCCCAGCGCATCGGTGATCAGCTGAATGCCGTCTGCCGCTTCAATGCGCACGCTTCTGATGTTCTTTATCAACAGCTGGCCGGTTTCCGGCTCGTACTGAAACCAGCCGCCGTCCTTAAATACGGTCGTGGTGCCGTATTCTGAATAGTCGGGCGGCGGGAAGGCTTCGGAATAAATGGCAGGCAGCGCAAAAGCAGTTTCAAGATTGCCGCCCAGGCTCAGCAGCACAACCTGTTCCCCGACGGTGGGCTGCCACCATGTGCGGGTGCTACCGGCGCGCAGGGTAAGCCAGTTAATCCAGTTGGTTTCAAGGTCGCCCGTTTTCACCCGGCACAGCCAGTTCACCGGGTCCACTTCTGACACGGTGCCGGTGCGGATCAGGTTGGTGATAAGACGCATAATTTCAGTCAGTTTTTCATTCATAAATTCATTATGCGAAGATGTTGTGATAGTACTAAGCACTTGCAATTGTGCTAAAGACCACACAAGGAAAAAAATAATGGCAGTAAAGAAAATGGACTCAAAATCATTAACATTTGAATTTAATGGTGATGTTTTAAAAGACATTAAATGTAATATCGAAATTGAAGATGATACCCATTGGAATAAAATCCTTGTCACCACTCTCGATAACTCTATTTTAAAGTTTCAAGATATGAAAGAAGGGCGGGTCAGCATATCCTCAAAAAACTTAAGTGGTGATGCCTTTAAGGATATAGAGCTTTTAGGTGTATCTATTAGAGAGTATGAAATGAGCTGGGGTGACGTAGCCATTGTTAGGTGCACAATGTATCCCAAAGAGGTTTTTGTTACTCAATCTTTTGAAGGGATAAAAAGAAAACGAATAGCAACTCTTAATTACTACCTTAATAAATCCCCCATGTTTGCCCCAAGGATTGTTTGCTATCCCGATAAACATGGTAACGTCAAGCAAAGAAAAGGAGAAGTTCTGACCTTTGAAACTGCTAACAGTTATTTGATAAAGTCTGATACTTTATTCAGCTATCTTTCCCAAAATGGTCACTTTGAGTCTGATCAATATCAGATTTTAACAACAAGGATTCGCAGCTCCAAATCTATAATCAATACGGTACTTAACGATATCACTCCTCATGTTGAAGATATCATGTTATTGATGTCGTTCCTGCAGGATAGTAAGGTTCATAGCGTTAACTGGATGATTGAGTATAGTAATAAGATGATGTGGCATTATAAAAGTAATAATTTCAAGGCCTCCGACATAGACAATCATAGGTATAGCGAATTAATAGAAAGGATTTATATCAAAGACTTTATGGCTTTGACGTTAAGTAAATACCATGCATCTTCGTTTAGGAAAGAAATAAAAAACAGCATTAACTCATTGTCAATAAGGAAAGGTGGACATGTCGAGCTTACATTTCTTTCTTTTTTTCAAGCCTTCGAATCGTTGGTTCTTTCTTACAAACGCAGCAATGGCTTGGAGTTTATACTGGATAAGGAAGTATTTGATAATTTAAAGAAATCATTGGCCAAAACTATCAAAGAAGAAATTCCATTATTGAAAGATCAAAGGGGGAAAATAAAAAATAAACTAAATGAGCTTAATAGATTGTCACTTAAGGAGTCGACTCAAATTTTCCTTGCAGACTTTGATGTTGAAATAGAAGATGCGTGGCCTTTGTTTGATAGCAAAGCTCATGGTATTACTGGGTTGTCGACGATCCGCAATGTACTAATTCATGGTGACTTACTACCCCCTGAACAGCTAATTAATATTGCAATTGCAATGGAGCATTTGCGTATAATCTTATCACGATGCATTTTTTGTATCTTGGGCTGGGATGTTTCCAAAACCAATATTAGCGAGGGGTTTCTATTAAGAAATCATAATCTTTTCAACCCTGAAGTGCGACAAGCGTCAATTACTGAGGTTAATAATTTTTTTATAAGTAAAAATAATTAATTTCTTAGTTCGTTTTAACTCAGCCAATGCATTAATATTTCATGAATTTTTCTTTCTACATTATCATTTACTCCTAAAAGTGCGCGCTCAGCATATTTCACCATCGGTCCGCGACGGCTTACCCGGTCCCGCAGGCCGTAGTGGTGAACGCGGGCCAGCTTCTGCACCCCCGGCACAAAGGCAACCTCAGCAACGTCCGCGTCTGTCTTTGCCTTCAGATACTTTGTAGTTTTCAGCTTTGCAAACATACCGCGACGGATGCGGCCTTTTTTGCTGCGGGCGCTGACGCGGCGCGGCTCCCATGCGGTGCCGTCCGGTGAACGCTGAGCGGTGATATTTGCCTGCTGAATGCGGCGCACGTCGCGTGCCACTTCCCGCAGCATCTTTTTCCGGGCGGCTGGCTCCAGCTGTGAAAGCAGCGTCGCCAGCCAGGCATCTACTTCATGCAGTTCAGCCATGCTTCACCGTCCAGAACTCCTCCAGTGCGTCCGGCTCCGGCACTGCCTCAATGCTGATTTTCCCGTCTACCGTCGTTGCCACAACGCGCTCTGTCAGCTTCAGATCCATGCTGATGTCGCAGCGGTCATTCCCCAGAATATCCACCTCAAAAGAAAACAGCTTTTCGCGCGCCTCACTGTTCTGCAGCGCGTCGGGCTGGTTTTCCCGCAGCCACAAAAGCACCGGGGCCATCAGCAGGTTCTGATCGCCAGTGAAGTCGGTGATCACCACGTTAAGCGTGTAGCGGTACTCCCACGACAGGGACGCGGCGGACGTGGCGACCAACTGGCCGCTGTCCACGAAGAGGTGAAGACGGTCCGGGTTGTCGGCAACATACTGAACGGACTTATTCAGGGCGCTGCGTAAGGACTGCGGCTTGTTCATCGTCTTTTTCCTGACAGCTGATGATGGTATCGACCTTACCGGCACATGCCGCCCAGGCGGCCTCCGTTTCATCCAGCAGGGCCAGAAGGTCGCCGTTAGTGCGCGGCGCTGCCGGGTCCAGCTGGCAGCGGGTGATTTTCGGACAGCCACTCACGGTAAGATTCACCTCCTGAGAGGGCCGGTCGCTGGCGCAGCCGGACAACAGGATCAGGCAGAGAGGCATCAGCCCAGCGGCGCAGGTCTTCATTTTCACGTTTCAGCTCCTCAATCTTTCGCTGCCGGTCGCGCAGCAGTTGGCCGTTGCGTTCGGCGGCGGCGTAAAGCTGCGTCTGCGCCTGGCTGCTGGTCTGCGTCAGGATGTTCAGGGCAATCAGCTGGCTATTTTTCTGGCTCAGCTTTTTGCTCTGGCCCTCAATCGTGGTCCGCTGCGCATCAATCCTGCCGTGGGCGCTGCTCAGCCGGTAAGACTGCACCCCGGCAATAAGCAGCAGGATCAGCACGATGACTGCCAGTGCGCGCGTCATGCCGCCGCCCGTTCAAGTTCGGACCTGATCATCCGGCGGTAAAAAACCGCATGAATACCGGCAAATGCCGCCAGCTTCCAGCCCGTGTCCCACATCACCACCGCAATAAATACGCGGTGATACCATCTGAGCGGCACGCGGTCAGTCAGCTGCGCA